AGCTAATGATGATGGAACAAGCATTGGTTCATCACTATGGTGAATTGAAAGCTCTACCAATGTACAACCAACGTGTTGTAGTTGAGAACGTAGAAGTTGAAAAATCACAAGTTATCTTAGCAGCACAAGAAATGGTTGATTCTATCCAGAAGATGGTAGAAGAAGTCAGTGACATGCTAGTTAAAGAATTACCAGCAGTTGTTGACGGCGTTAACAGCGAAGTTGGAACAAACGAAGGTCAACAATTCAATGACCAAGTCACACAAGCATTGACAAGTCTACAAGCAGCATTAACTGGCTCAAAGACAGGCATTCAGGGTGCATTAGATTCTATCACTGGTCAAGGTGGTGGTTTCGGTGACATGGCAGGTGGTGATATGGCTGCTCCTGGTGCAGATATGGGCATGGGTGGTGATGCTGAGTTAGGTGGCGAAGTTGCTGATATGGCAGCTGACGAACTACCAGCAGACGAAGAAGTTCCAGACGAAGAAGAAGTTACCCCAGCATTGGGTAGAGCAACTCGCTAATATGAGACTGTTAGAGTTTGCGGATGATGATCCATTGCGTGTAAAGTTGGTTGCAGTCGCTAGCCAACTTAAATCACGTATAGGTACAAGTCCACAGAAACTAACAGCAGACGAACTATTACAATTATTGCGTGATGAGGGAATCGGTCTATCTAAAGCAGACTTATTTGATATGGTAAAGAAAGATCCTCTTAAGAACATCATATCAAACATAAGTGACAATGAAGTTGTATTCAAAGGGCAGAATGGTCAAGAAATAGAAGCAAGCCCTGATGAGAATGAAAAAACACTTAAGTCAATGGCTAAAAAAGCAATTAAGTAACCAAATAGATTGTACTATGAAGAAATTTATAGTACAATTTCCATATGTACGTTCCCGATAAATTTAAATACGAACCAATTAAACGCATTGACACCCCCGAAGGTCGTAGATATGCTACTCCTGACGGAAACAAACTCCCCTCAGTTACAACGATATTAGACGCAACTAAAACAGAAGAATCTAAGAAAGCACTACACGAATGGCGTAAACGTGTGGGAGCAGAGAAAGCGCAACAGATTACTACAGAAGCCGCTGGTCGTGGTACACGAATGCATAAGTGGTTAGAAGATTATATCAAAACAGGAAAAATAGGTACACCTGGATCAAATCCGTATTCAATTCAAAGTCACAAGATGGCTGAGACTATCATCTATCAAGGATTGAGTAAATGTAATGAATTCTGGGGCACAGAAGTCCCACTATACTTCCCAGCAGTATATGCAGGTACGACTGATTTAGTAGGAGTACATGATGGCGAACCAGCTATTATGGACCACAAGCAAGCAAACAAAATCAAAAAGCGTGAATGGATTAGTGACTATTTCATTCAATTAGCCGCTTATGCTACAGCACACAATGAAAAACACGGAACAAACATACGTAAGGGCGTGATTTTTATGAGTGATCCTAATGCTGTATATGCAGAATTCATTATTGAAGGTGATGAATTTGACAAATGGCAGCAAGAATGGTATCAAAGACTAGAACAATACTATTCTAAGTTCCTATAATAGTTGATAAATAGTATAATCAGATAAAGATTATACTATGGCTATTGTACAAATATCAAAAATACAACACAGAACTGGCGCGAACATTGATCTACCTCAGCTTGATGTAGGCGAGTTCGGATTTGCCACAGATGACAGAAGATTGTATATCGGCAACGACCCCGAACTATATCCTCCAATATCAGGATCAACCACCCAGACAGAAGTTCTAACTGAATTCAGTAGAATAAACTTCAGTCAAATGGAAGGAACAGACAATACAACTATAGCAATGGCTGACCCACAGAACGGCGAAATATTCGGCTACGATGGTTCTCGTTGGACAAACAAAGGTGGAAACGCCGGTGGCTTTATTGATTTAGGACAAGTACCTAATGTCAAAATTGATGGTGGTATCAATGGTTACTTCCTGCAGACAGATGGTGATGGTCATCTAACATGGTCATCTGGTAACGGATTGAAATATAACATCGCTTCTATTTCTAGGTCTACACCCGGTAACGCAGCAGTTATAACAACCACTGAAGAAAACTTACTTACATCACGATTAGATTTCACATTGATAGCAGTGGGTGATTGGCAAGCTAACTTGACGGCAGCAAGCTATCTTAATCAAAACGTTTTCTATGCCTTAAAAATATCTGATACAGAATTTGAAATTTATGAAGATTCTGACTTATTGATTCCAATCGATACTAGTAATACAACAGATTTCCCAGATCCTCCTCCTACTAATACAGGTAATGTATACGCATCATTAACTATTGCTGGTGCATCTGTACCCGGTGGAGCATCAGGTCAAATTCAATTTAATGACGGTGGAGTTGCATTCGGTGGAAGTACATTATTCACCTATAACAAGGTAACTGGGCAAGTAACCGCTACAGGTAACATCAATGCAGGGGCAATGAACTCTCATTTCTATGGTCCTTATGATGGTGAAATCGGTACAGTAATTCCCAACTTAGCAACATTCACTAGTATTACAGTACAGAATACAGCAAACGTAACTGGAACAGTTAATGCTGGTAATATTACTAGCGCTGGAAACGTAGATGTTGTATCAACAGTGAATTCTGCTAATATAAACGCATCAGATACTATCACAGCCGGTATTATCAAATCTACAACCAATGGTAATGGTACAAATTTCCAAGTAGGTGATGATGGCTGGCTTGGTGATATTAACGTAGCTGATACTATCAGCCTAAGAGGTGTTCAAAATGCTGCAAATGCTTATATAGTTTTTGGTAACGCAGACACTACATCAACTTTGGGTAGAAGCGGCACAGGTCCATTAACATATAACGGCGGGTTTACTGCTAACGGAAACGTTATTAGCTTAAATGCCGATTTAGGTAATAGTGCAGTTGCCAACTATTTTACTGGAACACTGACTACTGCATCACAGCCAAACATAACAACTGTAGGTAATCTAACAAACTTAAAAGTTGATGGCATATCTAATGTAGGAATTATAAATAACCTTATTATTACTGGTGGTAATGTCAATGAAGTGGTACAGACTGATGGGACAGGTAACTTAAATTGGTATAGAATACCTGATGTTAAGTACCCACAAGGTCCTAACGGTGCTGTTCAGTTCAATAGAGATGGAAGTAACTTCCAAGGACAAGCTAATTTTGCGTACAATGCATCCACTGGATTACTATCTGTCGGATTCATTAGTGCTAACGCTGAATCGCTATACTACATCCCTGGAGGAAACGTAGTAGGTACTGTCCCGCAAGCAGGTAACGCAGGCTCTGCAATATCTGTTACAGGTGCTTCTCAATCAGCAATTACTAGCTTAGGTGTATTGACTGCACTAGAAGTAAGTGGCGATACTACAATGGCTAACGTAACCGCTAATTATTTTAGTGGTGATGGCAGTGCATTAACAAACGTAGCTGGAGAAAATATTACAGGTTTTGTAGCTAACGCAACTTATGCTAATATAGCAGGCGATGCAATATTGGCTAATGTTGCAAATACTGCAACGTTGGCAGTTACAGTAACTGGAAATATTCAAGCTAATATCACTAGCGTTGGTGAGTTAGCTAACCTAAGTGTTATAGGTGCAGTAACAGTAGGTAATGTCGAAACAACTAATTCTCAAGTAGTAGTAGCTGGTTCTAATGGAAACGTATTCATTGAAACTGATGGATCTGGTTCAGGAATAAACAGCAAAACTGCAGGTGCTGGAGCAGGTATTTACTTCAATTCAGCAGACAATACTGTTATTAGAGCGACTGGTAACAATGTTTTAGTGATAACAGATACTTCTATGTATCCAAATACTACTAAAACTGTTAATCTAGGTAGCAACACTAAATCATTTAACACTGTAGTGACTCAAAATATATTGTTCCCTGATATTGGAAACGGCTCTGCAACCTTGACTATGTTTGTTAGCAATGGTACAATATTTTACAGAAACAATCTAACCGGTGCAGTATTTAGAGTATACGGCTATCAAGTTGCCTAATATTTGATAAATACTTCATACATTCTTAATTCTGAGAATTTATGCGGTCCCCGCCGCGTAGTGGCTAGAACCCACAATTAACAAGGAGAAAAACAAATGGGACGTCCTCTAAAAATTAGAAAACAAAGCAGTGGTGGAGTCAACATCGACCAAGGTTTTCCAAACGATGGAACAACAGATAACGGATATGATGGTAATCAGCCAGGCGTTGTTGGTGGTACACAAGGTGGTAACAGCAACTATAGTGAACAAATTCAGATCCAAGCTAGGATTTTAACAAAAGCAAATGGAACAATTACAACTGTTTCCGGTAACGCAACAGTAACAGGTTCATCTACAAACTTTGATACACAGGCTTTAAATAGTGGAAATTCACAAATCGTGGTTGATGATGGTAATGGTGGATACACAGTAGTAGGTGTAGTTGATGCTGTAGCTAGTGCTACCAGCTTAACTTTAGTAGCAAACGCAGCAGCAGTACTATCAGGTAGTAATTACTATTACTCGACAGAAACTAATAGTGGTGCTCATATTCTTCGTCAAAAGGGTGCTAAGAAGTTCTTAGTATGCACTGAACTGTCACTTCAAGATGAAGCTATTGCACAAGGTCAAGCATATAAGATCCGCACCTTAAGTGATACTGATTGGGTAGCACTAGGTGCTCCTGAAAATGCAACTGCAGGTGTAGTATTCACTGCTACTAAGAGTGGTCATGGGTTGACAACAAACGGAACAGTATATCCAGTTGGTGTATGTACATTAGTTGATGACAGTACTCCTCCTGGACAAAACGAAATGAGTATTGCAGTATACAATGACGGCGACACTACATATGCAGCAAAAATAACAAATCATTGGGTACGTGATTTTGATAATAATTCATACCCACCAAATGATAGTGATGTTAAGTTCGTTGCAACATTCTTCAACGACAATGGTGATGATGATCCTGCAACAGGATACAGAATCGTTGGTATTGAGAACTTCTGTTAATATTGATTTAAATCAAATATTAATAAAAAGAAAAAGCGACTTAGGTCGCTTTTCCATTAAATATATGCATGATTAAGTTTAGACCACCCCACACTAGAGGTCATGTAAAAAACGAATGGATTGAATCATTCAGAACATTTAGTAACAATAGCTATTACGATCCCAATCATGTTCATTACAGTGACTTAGAAGTTATTAATGATGACCGTGTTCAGCCTGGTCATTGTGTACCTATTCATCAACATTGTGATATGGAAATTATAGGGTATGTTATTGAAGGACCTTGTTATCACAATGACAACTTGCACAATGTGTTGCATGTACCTAATGGTGGTGTACAGCGAATGAGTAGTGGTACAGGTATTTGGCACTTAGAAGGTAACTTAAGCGACCATCCTATTCATTATCTACAGATTTGGATGAGACCTAATAAACATAACTTTCAACCAGACTACACATGTTGGGAATTTACACGTGAAGAAAAGTTAAACAACTTTTGTCCTATTGCTAGCAGTCAAGGTCCTGTTGTGATTCAGTCCGATGTTAAATTGAGTGCAGGCATATTCACAGAAAATCACACTGAACAATTAAATGTCAAACGTAGATACTATGTATATGTGATAACAGGTTGTGCTACTATTAACAATACATTTGCTGATACTGGTAGTGGCTTTAGTTTTGAAAATGAATCTGAACTAATCATTGCTGATCCAGAAGATAGTCCAGAGATACTATTGTTTAGTTTGCGCTAATCAAGTTTTTTAGTTTATCCTGCACTACGTCAAAATTTACAGTATTGAACAATCCAGGATGCATTGGCTTGGGATAGTGGTCTTGTGTTAACCAACAATAACCACAATGTTCATCATTTAATATAGGTATAAACTCATTTGGTATCTTACAAAAGAACGTATGATACGTGAATGAGTTATTAACAAACTTTTGTATGGGCACTAGTTTAGCATCTGTAGGAAAATAACGAATTTCTTCCCAACACTCACGTTCAATACCCTCGAAAAGTGTTTCTCCGTTATCTATCTTGCCACCAGGGATTCCCCAATTGCCCGGATTTTTATCGTCATTTCTTAATAGATATAAGAATCGTTTGGTATCATATGCGTAAAAGAATACGCCACCTGATGTAGTTTCGGATTTGTTCATACTTGTTAGAGTATAACACAAATTAAATTACAATTGAATAGTCACCTTGACCATAATAACCTTCATATGACTTCATCCAAGCGTATCCGTCCCAACGGTATTGTACGCCTGAAGTCAAATTGGTTACATATTGTATGTCAGTTATGATATCTGTATTGAAGCTAATAGTCCAATTAGTACCATCATATTCAATAATATCGTTTGCATTGGCAACTAATCCGTTCCATGCTTCAGCAGGAACTTCATTTAATGGACTACCGATACTTTCTACAATCAAATAACGTTGCCCAGCTTCAGCATCAGGTAATCCATTGCCAGGATACTTCAACAATGGGTTGATGATACTATCAACCGCATCTAATGTATTCTGTGGTAGTGTATCTGGGTCAATGTCAAATATCAATAATCTGTCATCAGTCGGGTTGAATGCGATTGTTCCCACAATCTCTGTATCCATGAACGGATTTTCTAACCAAATTTGACTGATACCCGGACGAATAGTACCATATACGTTTAATACACTTTCCCAATATATGTCAGTATTAGGAGCAGGTGGCAATTCTAAATCACTGTTAGGTGGATAAGGAGTTTCGTTAGCAGGTAATATCTGTAGTGAGTTACCTAGTAACAATAATTTATATCCATATGGAGTAATTTTTTGACGAGTACCTAATAACAAGTCATCATCTTGCATGTCAGTTAATGCAGTACCCTTGAAAATACTTGCGATAATCTTATGAACAACACCCAACTTCTTGACTTTAGCACCAGTGCTGATCCATATAGGCATATAGAATTTCCAAGTCAACACATCAATTGGATTTCCTGTACCTTGTGGAATAGTTCTGGAACTAAATGTTAATCCATCTTGGTATACAACACTTAAACTCGTCCAGTCAATAAAGTTATCTGTACTTTGTAATTCCATACTAGGGTTGAACAATACACCTAACTGCTCAATCAATTCTAATTTTTGATTATAGTTTGTAGTCCAGAAGTCAACTGTTATACGTAATGTATATGGTACAGGCATGATACGTTCAATTGTAAACGCTTGCCCCTGTGTTTGTTCATAGTTTTGTGTATCGGCGTTGTACGCACGTTGTCTAACATTTACCTTATCAATGAAGTAAGGATCCTGTGTTCGTTTCTGGTCGTATTCTAATCCAGTAATATAGTATGTTATCAACGGTGCGCTAGGTAAATTGCTTGCTGAGTTATTAGCAATAACATTACTAGCCATTCTACTAGCATCACCATACATAACAGGAACACGCACAACGATATCATTACCTGCAGGGTCTTGACCCTTAGTAACTTGCCAATTACTAAAGATCCTAGCAAATTGTACTAGGAATCTTCGTATCTGATTGTCGTAAAAATATTGTGCCATAAATTAATCTGTTTGAATTCGTAAAATACTTGACAATGGCTGTAGTTCAGGCATTGTACCACCATCTGTCAATGGAGTAACATTTGTATTGTTGATGAATGTACTTAGCTGAGATTGGTCGTTCTCTGTAAATCCTAGTTCTGTACGTACATTCTCAGAGATTCTAATCCATAATGTGCCGTCCCAACGGAACAACAATTGAGGTAAGTAATCTGTTCGTAAGAAATAATCACCTACTGATGGGTCAGCAGGGAAAGCGATTCCAGAACTCACTGGTAACCCGTTAGGTGCAGTACCGTCTCCTGCTAGGTAACCCTGAATGTATCCAAAACTTCTAGGAGTCGAACGTGCGATATATCTAAATCTAGGATCAGTATCAGCACGATAGTCGTTGAATCCAGGAATAAGATCACCACTGAAGTTAGGCTGAGTTGGATCTTGGTCTGCAAACATAAATGTGTTGTCTGCTGTACCATATGGACCAGTTATCGCACCCATTGCTTTTGCTATCAATACTAAATCACCATCAACTCTACCTGATCCAGTGTCTGTTCTTTCTGGTGTTGTTTCTGCTAACTGTAATTGTAGTGAAATGAATTCTTTGATTTGTTTTTCTGCGTCAGGGGTCAAGTCCCATAATTTTTGTAATGCTGCCGCACTGATAGTAATCACAGGACTAGGTGTGTATCCAAGAGATGATACCATAGATACCACACCTGAAACAGGTGGACCTTCACCATTGATAAAGATGTTTGTTGGCGGCGCTGGTTGATCGTCAGTATATGTAGGCATAACAAACAATTGTTTCCTATCATAGCCTGACTTAGGTACAACTCTAGCTGCTTCTGCAATGGCAGCATCGTTAATTTCAATGTTCTTGTTGTAACGACCAAGAATGTCTTTTAAGCTATCAGCCGTATCTAACTCCCAATAATCTGTATCAGTCGGTGGGGTTCCAATTGGAACTGGTCCAGGTTCTATAGGTGTATAAATCTTATCACCATATGTTACAGTATACCCTGGTATATATTCTTTTGTAGGATCCCAATCACCTAAGTAGTTATCTTTGTTAATTGGTTGTTGTAATATATTTGCGAACTCTTGGCTGTCTACTAATGGCTCACATTTGATACGCCACAAGTGAGGATACCAAGTTTGACTGAAACCTTCACTAGCAAAGTTAGCATCGGTAATTTGATAGAATCTACGTAGACCTACTGGTATCAATTCATTCAATGGATGATAATCTGTTAAGTGTGGCAATTCAAATACATCACCTACCATTAACTTTCTACCAATCAAATCAATCATGTCGTTGTAATGGACAGTAATGAATATGATATCGTTGTTTAAGAACAAACCAAATTGACTTAAATCAAAGTCTAAGTTTTGGACATTGTAATGTCCACGAATTCTATAGATATCTGGATCGTATTTTCTGTCACGGTTTTCTAGGAACAACAAGTCTTGTATATTTGTGGGATTTAATGTATCATATACAGGTTGAGTAAGGTCATTACTAGTAACGTTGTTTGACCCTAAATACTTATGGATATACAAATCGGTGCCACCCACAACAAACATTTCCTTGATTGTCCTGTCAAGAAACTTATAATCATTGGATTTTTGTGGGCGATATAATGATAAACGTGGCATATTTTGTGAACTCTATTCATTATTTATCGCTAAAGTATTACCTTTCTAGGACTTGACAAGTAATAGAAAGTCATATATAATACGTATATTGTTAACAGGAGTAACTATGGCTACACGTAAACCCAAGAAGACCAGTGACCATTTCATTAAAGCACTGAATCCCCGGGATGCTGATACTAAGTATTTGGGTGAGGAACCCTATTTCCCATTGCAACCCGATAGTGAATTGCGGACTACGGCACTGACCCGAGGATTTACATGGTACAATCGTTTTTATGGTAAAAAAGACGCTAAGGAACTATTGGCACAGTATTGCGAACATCATGACCGTCCTAATGATGCTAAAATTCTACGCAAAGTAGATGAAAAAGAATTTTTGATGACATTGTGTTGGTTGGCTCGCATGACATTGCGAGGCCTTGAACTAACCGAACATGAGGAATTGACACTTGAGAATGAGATTTTACGTTTACTCAAGGTCGTAAACAAACCTCAAGTTGTTGAAAAGATTGAAGAAGAAAAGCCAGTCAGTAATCGTCCCAATGTTCAGGAGATTATGCGTGACAAGGCGCGTGATGCCGCAGGTGAACTTGAAGGTATGTTTGACGAGTTTTTCCTGAATGGCAAGACTCCTCAAAAGACAGTAGATATCGTTGCACGGTTCAATGTACTCCCGCAACATATTCCTATGATTGTAGAATTCTGGAAGAAGAAGCAAACCGAATTTGACCTATTGAGTGAGGGTGACAAAGAACTCAAAGAAGGTTACCGTGACATGGGCAAAATTCAAATTCGTAACTTGTTGAAATTCATTGACCAAGTTATCGGAGAATTGAATAGTTACATTT